CTTGCGCGTCTGGGAACGCCGCGTGCAATGCAAGGCTCACGCCGTCATAGATGCTGTTGAAATTGATCTCAGACATTGAAAGCCTCCATCAAAACTTTTTGCAGCCTGCGCTCAATCACGGCAGGGGCGATGCTCTCAAGCTCCTGCTCGGATAGGGTCAGAAAATACTGGCCGGGCACCCATCCATTGCCGCCCGGTGTGCGGTGTCCAAATTCAACATAGCTGGCATAATACACGGGGTTGATAACCTCAATGTAGTAGGTGCTGCCGCGCTTATAAACCGGCAGGCTCTTGGCGTATTCAATAGCAGAATTGCCGCCAGCCTTTTTGCCTGTCCAACCTCTGCGCAGGGTGCCGCCCGTCTTGCCGGTGCTTTTCGGATACACACCAACAGGCGTGCGCGGAATCACAAGCGCCAGCAGACGGCCTGCAAGCTCTTTTGAAGCGTCAATGCAGAACTTTTCCAGATCAGCGCTTTGCAGCTTTACAAGGTTTTCCCGCAGCTTTTTTAACTGTCTGTAGTCAACCGTGCCCCATTGCATTATGCCCACTCCTTGAACAGCTCCAGCGGCACCTCTTGATGGCAGGAATACACCGCGCTTTTACCGCTCCGCACGTAGTCCTTAGTAGCTCCGTTCTGCGTGACGGTAATTTTTGCGCCCTCTGGGATTTCCACAGAGGGCGCAATGTACAGCATGACAGATTGCGCGACAACCGCCGCCTCCTCACTCGGCTCAGTGCCTTTGACTGTGGTGTGAGAAATGCGGCAGCGCAGGCCGGTTGCCAGCACACGCTCCTGAGGCTCTGTGCGGCCATTGACGGGGTTGAGCACCCCGTCCAGCACAGTAATGGTGGCCGTGCCTTTCCAAAGGCTTTGGATGGCGTTTTTATAGGCAGCGCTCACCATTTTAACCTCCGATATGCTGCAAGCGTACTTTCCGCAGGATGGCGCAGGGAATCCAGCAGCGCGTCAAAGCGCGCCTCTGCTGTGGTTGCACCATCACTTGCACCGGCAAAGGTTACGGAAATATCACCCTCTGTGATGCTTTTGGCTGGGGCCGAAAAATCAAAGCCCTCCAGCCCGTCAAGCTCACCCGCAGCTTTCTTGTTGTAGAGGAATTGTCCAGCAACCATGTCAACCAGCGTGAAAAACAGTCCATCAGGCAGCACCTTTTGATTGATGTTGTTGAGGATTTCCTGCTCACAGCGCTTGATGAGATATGCAAGGCCGCTGTTGTCGCTGTCCGTGACGGTGTACCCAAGCATGGCCAACCTGAGTACAACAGCCTCCATTACGGTCATCGGTCACACCTCCGCTTTAGCCTCTGGAACGGATACGCGCGATGGCAATAGCCTTATCGTCGATGTAGGAACGCTGCGCCTCGGTGCTTTCACCGGAGTGCACAAGATCCCAGTTCGCGCCGTTCGCAAGTTCGGCCTCAGTCGGGGAGAGGCTGGCCTGCGAGGTCTTTTCATAGGAAATGCCGAACGGCGCAAACACCTTGCGCTGGCGGGTGTACAGGGTATCCTGTCCACCATTCTTGGCGGGGTCACGATCCATTTCATAGGGCACCTTTGCGCCGATGTCCTCATAACCGATCATGCCCTCACCCAGCGCATAGCTGGTGTATTCCTCGTGCGCTTCATCGTCAACCTCGTAATAGGTTGCGATGTTTGCAACGTCGGGCGATGCAACAGCGGTGTACTTGCTGCCGCTCTTGGTGTAGTAGGTCTTGCTGGCATCCAGCGCCGTGTCGGAGGTCAGCTTATAGGTTGCGTCGATGCTCTCAACGGGCATACCGTCATCAACCACAACCAGCTTGCCGTTCCAAGTGTACAGCGTCAGATCGCGGGTCACGCCATCTTTGTCGGTGTACTTGAGCGCGTTGAGCAGGTTGAGGTTTTCAAGGTTGGTAGCCACAGCAGAGTGCATGAAGATCATAGCAAACTTTTTCTTGCGGTCACCGCAGGCTTTCGCCGTTGCCGTGTTCAGGGTAGCAGGCTCCATGTTACCCTTAACGTCAAAGGTGTGCTTTTTGACAAAGGCAGCGCCCTTGGTGCTGGTCATGGAGAAAATGCCCTTGAGGATGGCCAGCAGGGTGTCCTGATCCACGTCCTGCCAGTAATCGGCAACCTGCGCAGCAACATTGTCCATGAAGTCAATGCCGCCAGTAATGTCATAGGAAAAATCTCTTTCCACCCAGCCCTTGGCACGACCGATCACGACAACGCCGCGCTCAAAGGTCTTGGTGCTGGTGGCGGTGATGTCGGTCTGGCCGTCGTAGTTGACAGCATCGCCGTCAAGCAGGCCGCGCTGCGCGATACGCGCATAGCTGGTACCGTTCTGGGAGGCGAAAACCTCACGGATGTCAGGATCGCCGGTCAGCACCTTAGACTTGCGCATTTCATTGAGGCGAGTGCGCGGAATACGATCAACCGCATACTTGAACGCCTCAGGATTGAAGCTCTTAGCGTTAAATTTAGCGTTAGGCATAGTAAAATCTTCCTTTCTTAAATCATTTTGTGTTTATTCCAGCTTTGCATCGGGGTTTGCGGCCAGATACGCGGTCAGCTCAGAATAGCTCATTTCAGACGGCTTTTTGCCATCGCCAGCCTTGCCGCCATCGCCACTTTCGCCGGGCTTCCAGCCGCTGCGGTTTTGCGCTGCCCCAAACATAAAATCAGTAGCAGCGTCTTTCTTGAGCGCTTCCAGTTTTGCTGCAAGGGTTTCATCACCGTTGCTGCCCTTGGAGGTCACTTTGCCATCAACGATTTTGGCATCTTTCAGGAAGTCAGCCAGAATCGCCCTGACAGCAACGTTGTTCTTGGAGCCTGCAGCCGTCAGTTCAGAATCGACCGCAGCCATCAGCTTAACTTCGGCAAGCTCCTTTTCGTGGGCAGCTTTCTGCTCCTTGTTCTGCTGGGTGAGGGTTTCAATCTGATTTTTCAGATCTTCATTGTCACCGGCAGATTTCTTGAGATCGTCAAGCTGCTTGTCGCGGGCCTTTACGGTATCGGTGAGCTGGGTAACCTGCGTTTCCAGTTCCTTTACCTTGGTGTTCTTTTCATTGAAGTCTGCACGGGAAACAAACTCTTTGCCAAGCGCCTGACAAACAGCCGTGTCCATTTCCTCCGTGTAGGCATCGCCCACGATCTCTTTCAACCATTGCAGTTTCATGTTCGTGCTCCTTTCCGCTCTATTCCTTTTTGTCGGGCCAGTCCCCGTATTTAGAGCCGCCCTGTTTATATTCCGCAGGGCCTGCGGTAATTTTGGGTATGAAAAAGGCACCCTGTGCAATCGCAGGATGCCTAAATCAATGAAGTTGTCACAAGGCCGTCAGTCCTCAACCTTTTCCCACCTGCCGCCAGCGCTGCTGCCGTCAAGGGGAGCGGGATTTGTCATGGAGTACAGGTAATCCTCACCGCTGTCATCAATCACCCTGTACATTCCATCTTCCTCAGTGGCCTCATATATTTTGCCGTCAGTCAAGCTGTCAACGCCGAACGACGGCCCAACATAGCGTAGTTTCATTTTTTCTTCTCCGATCTGCTTTTCAGCTTCATATCGTGCTGGATGCCGTCATCACGCTCATACCAGTGCACATCAAAGATGTACTTGTCGCTGGACACTTTACCGGCCTGCTTTTTCCAGTCGGCAGCGGTGCCGCCGTAGGCGCTCACAAGGCGGTCAATGTCACGGATTTCAGTGCGGGCACCTTGGCCTGCCATCGTTGTGACATTTACAAACTTTGTATGTTTCGGGATGAAATTCTTTTCACCTTTCCACACATAGCTGAGCTGGTCTTGCAGATGCTTTTTCTTGTTGGCAAGATCCTTGAAACGTGCCCAGCCCTCAGGATCTTTATATTTCATCTGCTGGAAAGCATCAAGGTTTTTGGGGTATCCAGCGCCCCAGATGGCCTTAAACTGCTCAAATTGTGCCTTATCAGCAATTTCATTATAGCTGATTGTCCGCTGATAGTCAACGGTACCAGCGCCGTGCAGCGCGTCCTGCTTGAGTTTCCATTGCTCATAGGTCATGCTGCCGGACACCTTATAGCGTTCGCCGGTCACAGCATCGCGCGCGTAGCGTTCGCCCAAGCCCTCCATATCATCATAGTAGGGGCAGGTGCAACAGCGGCACCAAGGATGGAACGGTGGCGCAGTCTGGCCAACTTTGTAATCAGACATTTTGAGCACTTTACCATCCAACTCACCGCACAGCGGGCAGGTGTGATGGTCAAGAGCAGCAACAATTTTGTACTTTTCAACACCCAGCTCAGAAAAACAGTCCTGCTGTGCGGTGCTGGAGAAATATGCGCTTTCCGTCATCACAAGACGGCCAGCCTTGCGCTTTGATACACCAAACTCTTTTGTAATCGCCGTAATAGCCTTGTCGGGGCTGTCACCACGAATGAGCATCTGTGTGAGGTTTTTATTTACGCTGTCAATGAGGCTGGCTTTGTTCGTCCAGCAATGATCTCTGAATGTCTGCCCGTCAGCCGTCCACGGCCTTGACAGGATCTTTTCAATCAGGCCCTCATTCAGCTCCTGCAATGCCCAGCCGATGCCAAGCTCTTTTTGCACCTCATACGCGGTGCGGTAGTAGCTGCTTTCATAGATGCCCTTTGCAGCGCCCTCAGCGGCCTTTTCAACTGCGGTGTGCAATTTCTCGGCCTGCTGCCTGATCTGCACCT